TTTAGCGGCAAGCAAGAGTTTAAACAACTTAAAGCGTGCTGTTAATTCAGTCAATCGTGAGACTAAAGCTTTAGTTACACAAAGCAAGGCCGCAGGTGATTCACAAGAAGCTGCACAGCGTAAATACGACGGCATGACTAAAGCGATTGACGCTGAAAAGAAAGTCATTACGCAAGCTAGGGAGCAAATGAAAGATTATGATGCTTCTACGGTTGACGGTGCTAGCCATATTCGTAAATTACAAGATGCAGTTAGTCAAGCAACTACCCGCATGGCTGGCTTTAAGAAACAACAGAGCGCCGCGTCCAAAGCTTTAAAGTATCAACAGTCTGGCTTAGCTGGCTTGCAAAAAGACTACTCTGCCATGAATAAGGCTGTGGAAGTCAGTACTAGCCGTTTTAAAGCTGAAGGTAAAAATGCGTCCGCTACGGTTACAAAATATAAAGGCTTACAGAGTTCGTTAAAGAACTTAAAAAAGCAGTATAGCATTCAAGAAGACGAACTTAAGCAGATTGAAAAAACCAGTGGTAAAACTAGCGATGCTTATAAAGAGCAAAAGGTCCGCTTAGATCAGACAGGTAAGGCACTTGCTGAAACGTCGAGTAAGTCTAAATCCATGCGTGGGGAATTTAACAAGTTACAGCCAACCGGTATTAAAAAAATTGATAGCGCAGTTGTAAAAGTTAAAGATCATACCGGTGCGATGGCAGAACATGCTAAAAAAAGCTTTGCTAAGTTTAAAGGTGCAGCAATTGGAGCTAGTGTGGCAATTGGTACGTTGAGCGCTGGTTTACTCAAAGGAGCCAAGATGGCTTCTAGTTTGCAACAAGTCACGACTGAAAACACTAACTTGTTAGTTACTTCTGGTGAGAAATCAAAAGAAGCAATTTCTGAAGTTAATAAGATGCAGGCGGATGGCAGAAAATACTCTATCCAATACGGCGAAAGTCAAAAGACCATTGCAGACGGATATCAAGAGCTAATAAAGCGTGGTTATGATGGTAAACAGTCAATCGGTGCAATGAGTTCAATCTTGAAAGCTTCGAAAGCTTCCGGAGATGATTTTAGTGACACCATGAAAGTTACTACTTCCACGCTTGAGGCGTTCGGCATGCGTACCAAGTCAACGTCTGGCATGATGAAAAACACGTCTAAAGTAGCTAACAGTTTGGCAATGGCAGCCGATGCTACCGCTACAAACTTTAGTGATTTAGGTGTGGGCATGTCGTACGTTGGTACGAGTGCTAAAAGTGCTGGTGTCTCACTTGATGAAACAGCTAGTGCAATGGGTATTTTATCAAACGCAGGTCTAGAAAGTGACAAAGCTGGTACTGGCTTACGTAAGACTTTGAACAGCTTAATTACGCCATCTAAGAGTGGTGCTAAAGCGTTCAAAGAGTATGGCATTAACGTTAGTGACTTCAAAGACAAGTCAGGCGGATTAAAACCGATTGCCGAGATATTCGAAGATATGGGCAAGAAAATTCCTAAGGGGAAACAGGCCGATTTCTTCCATAATGTGTTTGGCACAACTGGACAAAATGCTGCACAAATCTTATCACAAAATGCGGACGAACTTGAAAAAGTTAATAAGCAAGTTTCTGGTGCTTATAAGAATGATTACATTGGTGAGCTTTCCAAGAAAAACATGAAGACTGCTCAAAATCAAATTAAGCAGTTTAAACAAGCTGGCAACGCTATTTTGACTGAAATAGGCGGTGCAATGTTGCCAGCTATGCAAAAATTCACTAAACAAATGACTAAAACGCTAACTTCTAAAGATGGGCAAAAGGGGTTGCGAGCAACAGGTAAAGCAATCGGAAAAGTAGCTAACGGTATTGCTAACATGGTTGCTTTTATTGGTAAACATACAAAAGGAGTTAAGACTTTTGGTGAAGTTATGCTGACGGCTTTTGCTGGTGCTAAATTGATTCAAGGTATCGGAGCATTGACAAAAGCATTAGGCGCTGTTGGTTTTTCAATCGGAGCTATTTCGGCGCCGGCAACCATTGCAGTAGCTGCTATTGCAGGAATTGCCGCCGCTGCTATCGTAGTAAAAAACAACTGGAAACCAATTAGCAAGTTTTTTAGTGGTCTGTGGAAAGGCATATCTAAAGGCGCAAGTTCTGCATGGAAGAGTATTAAAAAGGGTGTTAGCGGTGTTTGGAGCAGTATAAAAAAAGGCTTTGCACCAGTTGCTAAGGGCATTGATAACGTGTGGAACTCGGTTAAAAAGGGTACATCCACAGCTTGGAACGCGATTAAAAAGATTGTAAAGGTTGGTGCGACTGCTGTTAAAGTAGTTGCATTAGCTCCGTTAGTTATTTTAGCTGCCTCGATCGTATCAATCTGGAATAAGATTAAAAAGCCTACTATGGCAGTTTGGAATTGGCTAAAGTCCTTTGTTGGTGGAACTGCGAAAGCAATTAGAAATACCGTAACAAGTTGGTTTAATTCATTAAAGAAGTCCGTAACTAACATTTGGAACGGTATTAAAAATGTAACCAGTGCAATCTGGAACCCTATTAAGAGTTTTATTATTAACATTGCTAAAGGCATTTGGTCAAGCGTTACAAATAGGTTTAATGCGCTAAAAAATGGTGTTGGCAAAATTTGGAATGGTATTAAAGGTGTTACCACTGACGTTTGGAGTGCTATTTCTGGCTGGTTAGGCAGTAAGACTAAGGGGATTTCTAAAACAGTTACAGGGGTTTTTAACGGTTTAAAGAGTTCACTTTCGGGTATTTTAGAAAGCATTTCTAAAAAGTGGCATGGAATTTGGAACGGAATGGCTAGCTTCTTTAGTGATATTTGGAAAGAAATTAAGCGCGAGGCTAAAGGCGGTATTAACGGCGTTATTGGCTGGTTAAACGGTGGTATTGGCGGTATTAACAAAGTAATTCACACCTTTGGTGGTTCTAAACATGCTATTGGTAAGATCAAAAAGCTTGCTAAAGGTGGCAGCACTAAAGGCTTAGCGATGGTTAATGATGGTGGCGGTGAAGAAGCTATCATCAAGAACGGCAAAGCTTACAAAGTTAAGGGCAAAAATGCGTTAGTTAAGTTTGACGGTGACGAAACAGTTATCCCACATGCTGCATCTAAGGCGATGTTTGGTAAAGCGATCAAGACGTATGCTAAAGGTTCTAAAGGCTGGTTTAGCAAACTTACAGGCTGGGTTAAGGATAAGTGGGACGGCTTAAAGAACTTTATCAAACATCCTATTAGAGCACTTGATGGCATCATGACTAAATCACTAGGCAAAATCAGTGGTAGCGAACTTGTTACTAAACTAACGCCTGCATTGGGTCATGGCTTAGTTACAGGTATTAGTTCAGCATTCAAAAAACTGTTACAAAAGCTTAAAATTAAGCACGATGAAGCAGATGCCGGAAATGCAGCTAATCCAGGCGGTTCAGGTGTACAAAGATGGAAAAAGACTATTGAAAAAGCTGCTAAAAAAATGAAGGTCAATCTTACTTCTGCTGGCATGGCGGCGATTTTACATCGTATTGCACAAGAATCAAACGGTAATCCAACAATTACTAATAACTGGGATATTAACGCTAAGTTAGGGCATCCGTCTAAAGGCCTTTTGCAATATATTCAGCCAACGCTAAGTGCTTGGGTACCAAAGGGAACAGCGGCCAACCTATCAAGTGGATATGCTCAATTAGTTGCGATGTTTAATGATAGTAACTGGTTTCGTGATATTTCAGTAAAAGGTGGTTGGGGTCCAACTGGACACAAGCGCTTCGCTAATGGTGGACTTATCAGCTCCCACGGTATGTATGAAATTGGTGAAGGTAATAAACCAGAAATGGTTATCCCACTCGATTCCATGAAATCAAGCCGTGCAGAAAAGCTTATAGCACAAGTTGTAGGCAAGATTGCTCAGGATAATCCGCAGAGGGGCAATGAAACAAGCCTAGAGACCGCATCACAGAATGATTTTTCAGAGTTAAACAAGAAATTCGATACTTTGCTGGACATGTTTGGACAGTTACTTGGCGTTAACGGAGCACAATTGCAAGCTATTAAAGCCGGTAGCGATCCGGATAAACGTTGGAAGTATGACGCACAAGTTCAGTCAATGCTTAACTATCAATCGCATTAGAAAGGGGCGTTAGAAATTGAAATATACTTCGCAGCTGGGACAACCTACAATGTGGATTAAAGTAGGTAATCAAGAAGAAATCAACATTGAAAGTATAACGCCCAGATTGAAGTTTTTAGGTGAAGACAGTAGTCCAGCATTGACTAACAATTATACAGACAACGCTGGTTTAGATGGTAGCGTGTATAATTATAGTTCTTTTGGGCGTACTAATGTGGTAGCCAACTTTTGGCTCCACTTTACCAACTACTATGATTATAAGCTAGCAAAGCATGATTTGTATCGGACGTTTGCAACCAAAGAGCTAATCAGGATCAGGACAGATAGTTCACCAGCAACCGTTAAATATGTTCACGCAACTGCGTTTGATATTAAACCAGCTAGTGACGGCGCTTTGGATTCATTGTTTAGTATCACTTTTGAAAACCCTAGCGGTTATCTATATTCCTTATACAATTCTGATGTGGCTAAGACTTACGAGCAAGAAGCATGGCAATTAGGCATGAACTTACCTAACGGGCAAGACTTGCAATATAACTTCGTCAATCAATCACAATTCAGAGTCTATAATGCTTCTGATATTATGGTTGATCCATACATGCAACGGCACGAGTTAAAAATAATCATTAAGCACTCTGGCGGCGCTTTTGGCATTGAAAATAAAACAACCGGCGATTTATACCGTTTCAACGGAAGTATGGACAGTAATGACACGTTAATGATAGACGGAATCAACACGTATAAAAATAATGCTTTGGCAGATAATCAGACTAATTACAGTTATCTTACTTTAGATGCTGGTTGGAATGATATTAGAATTATTGGGGCAACCGATTTAGATATTACTTTCAGTTTTCCTTTTATATACCTAGGTTAGGAGATGATAGATTTTGGTAGAAATTACAACAGATAACACCTTTAATATTTTTAAGTCAAAGAAGTTTGGCTATTTAGGCGGCAGTGATTTTGCAGTGTCAGATGATGGGATAACATGGTCTATTATCCAGCATTATACCGATCTATCACTAACTAATCCTAGTACAGCTCTAATCAACGGCTACTATTACATTGCTGATGATACAGGTATTCGCAAGACTAAAGATTTTAATACTTTCTTTGATGTGAATGCTAAGATTTCGGATGACAAGCACAGCAATTTAAACAATTTTGAATGGTTCCAAGACTTAAATGACAGTTGGTATATTAAATATAATGCATCCACAGATACAGGAACATTCACGTATTATGCTGATTTTGACGAAACTACAGATAGCTTTGTTAATGCTTTCAACCAGTTTGTTTTACCCACAGGAGGAGCTAGTGGACTTCAATATGTACGTGGCAAGTATTACATCTGGCAGAGTGGAGATAAGCTATATCGAGCAGATAACTTCACTGATAAGTTTGAGCAAGTCAAGACTGATATTGCTGGTAATACTAATCATAAACAGTTTAGCAGTGTCGTTTCTGATAACTACTTGTATGTTTACTTTACTGTAGATGACAAGACGTATGTTCGTAGTTCTAAGGCTACTAATTTGATTCACTGGTCAGAGCCAGTCGAAGTTGACAACGTAGAACTAGGCAGTTATTTCTACAATTCTAGTGCTATTTCAGTCTATCCAGACCATGACAAAGTAACTAACTTTGATAAAGTATTAAAGGTAACGGCTAATGGTTTTAAGCAGACGGTTCCAATTAGTTGTATGGTGTTATCATCATTGCAAGTACAGTGGGGACAGAATAGTACGTATCAAATTAGCTTTACTGCTTTTGATGATGGTTCCGTTAGCTACACTATGTTATCCGAAGAAGCACAAGTAGAGTTCAATGGACAGAATTACATTATTAAACAAGCTGTAGAAGATGCTTCGGGTGGAGTTGATACCAAGACTATTACAGCTTCACACATTTACAATGAAATAAATCGTGTAAGACAACGCAAGACTAAGACAGGTACACTAACCTATTCTGTCCAAGATGTATTGTCTTTTTATCTGGACGATAAAGTTGCTAATTCATTTGGGTTCACTTGGTCAGTTTTTGGTGATTTTGATAAACAACAAATTGAAAACTTAGGTAATAGTTCCGGCTCAGATATGCTAGCTAAGATCGTTGAGCATTGGCCACAAGCTATCATCTATCCAGATAATAAGCTGATTCGAGTCTATACGCCAGAAGCCTTTGCAAAAGACTATGGTGGTCGAATTGATTACTTGCATAACAGTTCAGATGTCAAGATGACAGTTGACTCAACTACGATCACCAACCAAGTCAAAGTATTTGGCAAGCAGATAGAAAACACCAGCGATAACGCAGATGATAACGCGCCAGTTAAATACTACTTTGAGCCATTTATTGTATCTGACCAAGCAAGTATTAACCGATACGGATTGCACCCGATGGATGATATTTCAGACGAACGCTTTACCAATAAAAATGCTATGCAGACATTTGCTAAAGGTCAGTTAAGCCCTAATCCAGCAGTCAGCATTGAAGTGACTATGGAAGATAATGAAGTACCATATGCCGGCGAGAAAAGACATCTGATTGCTAAACCATTAAATCTTGAAACTGATCTATCTGTTATCGGTTATACCTGGTATCCATTTGATAACGCACAAAAGAACAGCTTGTCGTTTGCTAACTTGCCAGCTTCGATCTTGAAGACACAAGCTAATATCAATAATCGTATCCGTATGGTTCAGTTAATGGCACAACAAGCTATTAACGCTGCTAAGACTGGCACTCGTAATTTCGTTAGTCCAACTGATCCGATGAAAAATGACAATAATGATATACGGACTGGGGATATATGGACATTACCATTATTAGATAATAAGACTGAATCATTGGTTAGATTGGTCAATGTCGAGAGTGAAGATGATAGTGACACTAACGAAACAATCTACACTGACCCTGAAAAAATGGATAAGATAAACGTTCAGTTTTCAATCTGGAATGGCAGTCAATGGTTGGAGCTTAGTAACCAAAGAACTACTAACAAGTTGAACGACAATATCAATAGTGTTGCTAGTCAGGTCCAAGAGGCACAAGCGGGCATTGCTATAGCTGTACAAAATGCTCAAGACGCCGTGGATAAGGCCGATAAAGCTATTACAGACGCCGGTTTTGCCACTGATACTGCTAATACAGCTAAAGAAGTTGCTGATAGTGTTAAAGAAGATGTAGCTACGGCAAAGTCTGATAGCACCACAGCTTTAACTAACGCTAATACCGCCCTAGACAATGCTAAGACTGCTCAGAGCACAGCAGACACTATTAAGGTTGATGTAGATGATGTTAAGGGTCAACTAACAAGCAAGGCAGATAAAACGGATATTGACGCAGTTGCTAAGCGGGTCACTACCAACGAAACGAACATTATGCAAAATAGTACTGATATTGAAACAAAAGCCAGCCAGGCCGATGTAAATACCTTAACAGGCAGAGTAACTAGTGCTGAGTCTAGCATCACTCAAAATGCAAATAATATTAAATCTAAAGTATCTAGTTCCGACGTCCAAGGTATGTTGGATGATGGTGGCTATGCCACTCAAACATGGACAGGTTCACAAATTGACCAGAAAGCTGATGAGATAAGTAGTACAGTTACAAGTGTTTCTAACAAGGTAGATAATCTCCAGATTGGTGGACGAAACTTATTACTTGACACAGACTTCTATTTAACAAGCCCTAATGCTGCTCTTGATAATATGAATTTAAGTGTCAATATACAAGAACTAGCAGGCAAAACGGTTACATTTTCTCTTGATGTAGACGTAAAAAATGTAAAAACCATTAAAGATGGTAACAGTATGACTAGGGCCGTGCTTGAAATTAAACTAACTAGAACAGACGGTAGTTTTGATTATATTGGTGTAGCGTGGCAAAACTTTGCGGTTGGTGATTCATATAGCGGAAGGATAACAAGAACTACCACAGTACCCAATAATGATTATAAAGACACTACTAACACTATTGAGGGTGTTTGTACTCAAGGCTTTACTGCTGACTCTATTAAGGTGGGACACCCTAAGATTGAATTTGGCAATAAAGCTACTGACTGGTCACCAGCTCCCGAAGATATGGCAACAGTTACAGCATTATCTAAAGTAGACCAGAAAGCTGATTCTATCTCACAAACTGTTACTGACAATAAATCAGATGCAGACGGTAAATTCACTAATATCAATCAGACAATTTCAGGCATTCAGTCTACTGTTAAGAATAAGGCTGATTCTAGCACAGTTACTCAGTTAGATAATTTAGTACAGTCTAAAGTTGATAGTGATACCTATAGCTCTAAGATGACTCAGTTAGATAATGCTATTAATCTCAGAGTACAGAGCAAAGACTTACTCTCACAGATTAACGTGCAAGCAGGTTCTACTTTAATTCAGTCTAAAAAGCTGTATTTAGATGCTTCAAGTGTTGTCTTTAGTGGTAAAGCGTTTATTCCAAGTGCTGCAATTGCTAATATCACCGCCGATAAAATTGTTTCTGGAACGCTAGATACAAAGTCAATTAGTATTGTAAATAGTGAAGATCATATGCAGCTTTCATTGGATGGTGGGATGCTGGGACTTACATCACAAGACTCATATGGACAATGGGCGACAATTCTCGGACAGGGATTCCTAAATTTTGGAATTCCAAATGCAAGTGGTGCTTTAGAGGATATAGGTGGTCTGGTGTCAGCCAATTATGTTAATTCCGCTGATATTAATGGAATTACTTTAATGGTTAGACCGGTTACATTGGGATCTGGCTATGGTGGTGACTTTTTCAGCATTGGAAAGCAAACGGACACTAGTGGTGGATATACGCCTGTTATGACCTACTCGGCTAATACGCGCGTAACTACGGGGCGAGAAGGTTTTCACTTTAATGCTGATGTTGAAATTCATGATGGAAACGAACTTCGTTTTACAAATGATGGAAGTACGACCAATGGCAACAAAGACACTGGCTATATTGCGGCTTTTGAAAATAATCAAATGACAGTGAAATCATATCGTGGTGATATTGCAATAATTCCCTCTAGTGGGAAAAAAGTGATTCTTGGGCCAGGGGATTATGGTCAGCGCTTTGATGGTGGTGGTTCAATATATACTGGTAATTTAGGTAGCTGGTATATGAGAAACAGGAATGGGGACATAAACGGCATTCATGTTTCTGCTGTTGCTCAAGATTCAAAGGAAGAGTTAAAAAAGAATATTACCATGGCAGATACTTCGAAGCTTGCAAGAGATATTTATAATTTGGATGTAACATCGTGGCAATATAAAACAGAGCGGACAAGTGGTAAGTCACATATTGGTGCTGTTATCGGTGATGACTACAATGTTAATTCCTGTTTGCGAACAGAAGAAGAGGACGCAATTAACATAAATAACGTTATTTTTGCACTAGTTGGGGCAGTACAAGAACAAGCAATGCAAATTAGTCGTTTAAATGCAAAACTGGAGCTACTAAATATTAAAAGCATGGAGGTATAGTTTTGGACAAAGTTTTAATAACACGAATGGATTCTAATGAAACTAAGACTACGGTATTTTTCTATGTACAGTCTTTGAATATAGATAGTCAATATACACTATCAAATGATGATTATGTTGCTCAGCTTTCTAATGGTGGTTTTAATCAATTAGGCAATTACCTAATTCAAAAACTTATTGATGGATTGAATGATTTGATAAAGGAGTGATTTAGTTGGCACAAATTAATGCAGATAAGGTTATTCAACAATTAGCATCTAAAATTGGTGTTTTAGAGGCGCAAAATGCAATTTTGCAAGCACAATTGGAGGAGGAGACGCAGAATGACAAAAACGATTCCAAATCTTGATTTATGGATGGAACCAAGCCCGTTCCAGAATAGAAATGCTTATTTACAGAAGAATCACAACTGGAGCGTATTGCAGAACAATAACTATCAGTTGTCAACGTTTATTCAAAATTCAATGGATGATTTTACAACACGCTTTAATCAGCAGATAAAGGCAACACAACAACCCAATGAAGTGGTTGATGCAAGAATTGATTCGTGGGGTAAAACGTGGCACGTACTAAAGGATCGGCTTGATAATGAAGAACAGACTGCAACACACTATACGCGCGACAGCTACTCAAACGCTACATTCGAACTTGTGCTTAGAGATGTAACAGCTAGTTCTACTGGCGGAATGAGCTATGAAAAAATCAAAGACTTAGCAAGTATTAAACTTCCAGCTCTTGGATATACTTCAACGACAAGTGACAAATTAACCTATGATATAGCAGATTGAGGTGATTTAAATGGCTAACGAAAGGATTAAATTGGTGGTTGTAGACGAAGATGGTGATACTAATCAAGTATTCCCCGCTACAGACATGTATTCAGTGATCGGTCTTGAAGATAAAATTAACTCTATTTTGAAAAGATTAAACGCTCTTGATAAGAAAGGAACTAAATAACTATGGCAGATGTAAACAATGCAAGTTCTGTATATTTAAAAGATAAAGGTGGCAGTATTATTTTACCAGCAACTGACTGGTCCGTTATTAACAACAAGCCAAATAACCTAGTCACTACCGATCAATTACCACAAGATACTGGCTGGCAAAATGGGGACTTGCTCAATGGTACTACCGGCATGTTTAAATATCGCCAGATTGGTAAAATTTTATTTTTATATGCCAGTATTAGAGACTACCCAGTTGCCACAGATTCGGCGGCTTCAAGTGCCGATGGTGCATGTATTGGATTTACAGCATATCCTAACTCAGTAGTTACTGGTGAAGTTGCTGACTGGGTTTCCGTTGATGGCGACGCCAAAGCACAGGTCGGTTTCTTGCTAACAAAAGGTGTCATGAAAGTCTATCGAGTAGAGGGAACTAAAAGCGTTATCCGTCTCTATCACTCGTTTGCTGTAGATTAAGGAAGTATAAAAACAGTCGCCTACGAAATCCACAGTACGCAAGGGCGGCTATTATATGTAAAAAATAGATTGGAGGTAGATCATTGGATGAGTTAGTGCAATGGATTAACATACTATCTTCATTAGGAATTCTAGGACTAGTAGGCATTGCTATCAAAAAAATGTACGCATATCTAAACGAAAAATCAAAGGCTAGAAAAATGGAACACAAGAACCTACATCAAGCTGATGAACGCTTAAAAACAGCAACAATGGCGTTATTGCATCACGAAATCTACGATAATTGTTCAATGTTCCTAAATCGAGGATATATCACGCTTGGTGAGCTGAATGATTTGGAATTCCTGTATACGGGATATAAGGATCTAGGCGGAAATAGCACAGGTGAATTGCTTTATTATAAATGTAAGAACCTATCTGTTAGAGAGGACAGCAACATCAAAAAGGAGGATTTAGAGCATGGATAGAATACTAAGGATATTAAGCATATTAAAAGATAAAGACGGCTCATGGAACGGCAAACAAATCGCAGGTCTATTATCGTTGTTGATTGTATTGGTCCAACAGATTATGGCACTTTTCGGCGTTAACTTTCCGATTGATTGGCAAGGCATTGTTGGAGTATTAAACACATTATTAGTTATTCTTGGACTGCTAGGCGTGATTACAGGCGACAGTAAGGTGATTAT